CGCCCGCCATTTTGAGCACTTTGTTTGTTTCTTCAGGTTCCTGTGGAGTTTTTGGTTGCGCCGGCGCAAATTGCATCATTTCCTTACGGAAAGACTGTTGTTCCTTTAACTGCTGCCGGAGCTGCCTGATCAGTTCGGTGTTCATCTGCTCGATCTGTTTCGGCTCTGCCGGCTGTCCGCCGATCTCATCACAGAATCCATATTCCAGGCACTGTTCCGGTGTCAGGAAGGTCTCTGCATCCATCATTTCAATAAGCTGTTCTTCCGTAAGGTTTTTAGCCCGTTCCATGTAGATCTTGCGGTTTGATTCCATCAGCACATCCAGATCATCCGCGCACTTGCGCAACATCTGTGCATCACCATACACGGACATTGCCATATTATGGATCAACATGCTTGTCCCCGGTCCCATGATGATTTTATCGCACGCCATACAGATCACACTGGCAATGGAATATGCAAAACCATCAACATAACAGATTTTCTCTGCTTTGTGCTGTTTCAGAAGATTATAGATTGCAACTCCTTCTTTTACGGAGCCACCGTTACTGTTTACATGTAATTCAATGGTTCCCGTTTCCGGAATAGCTTCCAGCTGATCTCTGAAATATTTTGCACTGGTCTCTGATTCATCATACTGCCATGTTTCCCAGTTAAAATCTCCATAGGCTGTTACATCATCATACACATACAATTTGTAAGTGTCCTGTCCGGCAAGCTGTTCGAACCGGTATTTCATCTCATTCTTCAAGATTGTTCACCCCCTTATTTCCTGTATCCTGCACTGTCGTAATGTCTTCGTAGTTCTTCGTTATCCAATGTTTTTTGCTTTCCTCCGTATTCAGTTCGGTCTCTCCAAGTTTTCTTCTCAACTCATCGATGCAGTACATGCCGCTGGCGATCAGTTTGTCAATCTTTTCGGCAATCTCAAATACATCAACATGCATGATCGTTGTGGTATCGATTTTTATGTAATTTCCCTTACGGATCTGATTTTTCCCGTAGCGTTTCCGGTTGATCTCTGTATTCAGCATTTCACACAGGGGATCTATACAAAACGTAAGAAAATTTTTTGTTACCTTATCAATTTCCGATACATCGCCTTTCAGGAGTGCTGCCGGAATATTAAAAGCACGGGCTACTGTCACTACAATCTGATCCAGCACATCCGTAATATCTTTCATTTCCGAAGTGGATTTTTTTCCCTGCTCTGCTGCCTGTTTCGTGTAAGTAAAACCATTAAACAGAGGCAGGACCGCGCTCCGACTGTTGAAATACCGTCTGAACCGATTATTCATCAGATCTTCGTAAGTTTCCTCAAATGTTTTGCCTCCATATGTGTTTCCCTTTGCCATGGAATCAATGTGCAACGTACCTTTTTCACCACCTGCTTTCTCATATTTGTCGACTGCCTCATTAAGTAACTCATTGTAACCATTGCACAGATTTGTCAGTAACTGACGAATGTTTTTGTTACTGAGTCTGAAATACAATACTTCCGACATGCGGAATGTGCGTTCGAACGTCAGTCCCTTTCTGTAAACATTGCTGAATATCGTTTCTTTCAGTGCATACTCATCTTTTGTAAAGCTTTCTGCAATGATCAGCTGGCCTCCTACTTCCACTACAAGGCATTCATTCCTGTACAATAGCGTTGCAACCAATTCCTGCAGGAACTGACTGGAGTTCTGATTTTTGTTCGGTTCATAATTCCAGACATAATATTCTTCGCCGTTATACTCTTTCCCGTTTTTCAGTGTACGGAACTCGCATTTTGAAATACTGTTCGCAATAAGATTGATTGCCGCATGCACTGTAAGTTCCTCTGCTACCAGATTCGACAGTTTTTCCTGATCAATATATTTTTCAATAGTATCTGCTGATACTTCTACACTTTTTCCTCCCAAGGTCTTCCCCTGAAGCCATTTCCAAAAGCCCATCTTCTGTCTCCTTTTAGTAACTGTACACATCAAAATTTATTCCGGAATAATCCATTTCTTCCGGAATCTCGTCTATGACTGCCATGGTGCAGACAAATGCCATGAAACCATCTGTCTTTCTGTAGTTTGGTTCTATCTTTCCGTAGGTGATATTTCCCTTTGCATCCATCTGTTTTTTCGTATTATTGGTATACCATCGCATGATTGGTACATCACCAAATACAAGCGTGTGGGTTACAAACGCATGGTTGATGATCGGAGCTGCTTTCATAATGTCAGAAGGTCTCACCAGATACACATTCTTTCGTTCAAACGCGTCAAATCCGACCATTTTTAATGCCGAATTAAGAAGTGAATAACGGTAATTGTCGATTGCAATCTTCAGAATGCTGTATTTCTGTCCCATGTTTTCAAACCACTGTGCCACCAGCTCCGGTGGAATCTCCACGTCATCCACAAACTCCACATCACCCTTCGCTTCCCATTCACGTAAAGGTGCTTTTATTCCACCTAAGTCCCTCGATCGGGAACAGATGAGCGTGTGCTGTATGTAATAGATTTTCCCCTGTACGCGGAACGTAAGTCCCATAACAACAAAGTCATTACTCTTTGCATAATCTACTCCTCCCACACAGTTTTTGCCCTCCAGGTCGATCATATCCTGATCTGTTGCAAGAATGTCTTCCCATGTGGCCACTTCGACTTCTTTGTTTCCAATCGGATAGTTACATCTTTTTGCCATATATTCCGGGAAATAATCCATCTTATAAGGCATGTCCAAGATTTCTTTTTGTATCGTGCTGCGCAGAGACAGGAAATCGTTCAGACTCGGAATTGCTTTAACAAGCTTATCAATCTGATTCCATTCCTTTTCATCTTCAATCCGGCACCAGAACACCAGTGTCCGGTTCAAAGGATTGTATTCTTTCAGAATTGCCTGATTCTGCTCTTTTTCCTGATCCAGAACCCCGCCCCGGACATGTCCATCCGTGGTGATCGTTATCACACGACCATGCCAGACCTTTCCAAGACCGGACTGCAGTGTGTTCATGTTCTGCACGTCGGTATACTCATGCTTCTCGTCAAATATAATGCAGCCGGTACGTTTGCTATCCTTACCTCTTTTGGACGAAGTGTTATAGCGTAGTTCCGATTTTGTAGCTTTTCCGGTGATCAGTTCTTTGGTAGCATGATAATTTTTCTTCAGTACTTTTTCATATTTCTGATCTATCGGATCCGTTATTATTTCATACACATCCTTGAATGATGTCTTTGCCTGTGTCTCGGAGTTGGCCATCAGGTCGATGTTATATCCCCTTATTCCGTGGTAAGGTGACATAAAATAAAAACACAGGAAAGAAATAAATCCGTTTTTCCCGCTTCCTCGCCCAACCATAATCCGGATGTCATTGAAATAGATATCTCCATCCGCAGTTTCCACACCGACAATCAGTGCAAATAAAAATATTTCCCATGCTATCAACTGATATGGGAAATATTTCTGTAAAGAAAGACCTTTTTCTATTTTTTCATTGTTTATAATCACATCGTCCCGCTCCAGAACAGGGATTACCAGATTGTCGATCATCAGATCCTGTTCTTTACAGTGCTCGACTTTGTTTTCTTTTATCATCCGGATATATGGATCTATATACGGACTATAACGTCTCATCATCCTCACCGCCCGGCGGTTCCACATCCTCTGGTTTTAGTCCCAGGAACGTCAATATACTTCTCATCTCGGAAGATATCCGTCTTTTCTCGGCCACGGCATCCGTATATATTTTTAGCGAACAGTTTTCATTCTTTTTCAGCTGAATAAGTGTCTGATTAATGTAGAATAAATCATCATAAAATGACATGTACTCATCCACTTTGTCTGTTAGAAATTTATCTGACATTTTCCTTGACAAAAGCGCATTTTTCAGGCTTTCTTCGGTTTTTTCTCTCTTCTTTTCTGTACTCATCGGACGTGCCATTTTATCACCTTCTTTCAACTTTTTCGGAATTTTTCAAAATTTCTCCGGATGCAACCCCCTCACCGGTCACGCGTTCCCCAGAGTTTTTTCGTATTTTTTACCCGGGGGATTACCAACGTTCCTCGTTGACGAAACCCTGTTTCTTTCTGTGATGTTCATCGTAATGACATCGTTCACAGATTGGTTCGAGGTTATCCGGATCAAGTGCCAGCTCCGGATGCAATCGTAAATACTTTTTGTGATGCACTGTCCTTGCTTTGACAACGAGACCTTTGTCCTTGCATCTCTTGCATTCGTAATGATTTGTTTTCAGTATGTACGCCTGTGTCTTCCTCCACACCGGAGATGTGTAGAACTCATGCACATTATTCTCTGCAATCAAGTGTCTGATCCAGTTTAATGTTTCTTCATCCATCTTTATATCCTTGTATTACAAAAAGCGGAACTGCTGCCAGCTCCGCCTCTTTAAGGAGATACTATTATGAAAACCTGCATTCACGCGCTTCCCTCACGTGATCGGAACAGATGGACTTGAACCATCGACACGCTGGATATAAGCCAGTTGCTCTACACTGCTGAGCTATGTTCCGAGATGGTTTGTCCCTTGGTAACGCACAAGGTAAGCCGGTCTTTCACTCGTCGTAAGCGTTGCTTTTCGGCCCGGACACCAGTCGACAGGATAAGCAATAACCTTTTTCCGCGGGGAATTTGCAATCCATACGCGCCGCTTGTACCGATTGCACGGAGGTTTCATCAGCTTTATGCCGATCTTTTTATTAACGTCTGCAACATTTATTCCTACCCTCGAAGTACACAGACAGTGTTGCGGCGCTGCGTTATAAATTGCCTTTATGGGAAAGTACGTATGGAACTCATTGGTTATATCCAATTCGTCCGATACCATAATAGCATATGTAAGTGTGCATTTGTGTGCACACTTTATCGAAAAGGAAAACTGATAATTCAGCTCTCCTTATATTTTTAGATGAATCAGTGCACTACTATGCAAATTATGAACTTTTCTGAGGCTATAGTTCATTTCTTTAGCCACATCCTCCCATTTGCTCACGCCTTTTATGTACCGGGTTCTCAAGACGTCCTGTTCATCGTCGTCTTTCAATTCTCTGATATGTTTTTCTATGTCATTTCGAGTTTTCGCCTTTTCAAGACGTTCTTGCTTCAAAAGGTTGATCTGCTCGTCTACCAAGACAATATAGTCTGACAGATCTGTCTGACTGCTGCCGTGTGGCATTCCATCATTGACCACTTCCGGGAAAATCCTGTCAAGTCTCAACCTCTGAATTTCCTGTAAAATACGTTCTTCTCTTCTTACTGCTCTCTGATAGGATTTCAGATATTCTTTTTTTCTTTCATTTTCTTCCCGAACTTCCTGATCCATGATGGTAGCCTCCTTGTTTCTGTTTCTTTCGTCCTGCTGCCCAGTTCTCTCTATAGTCCTACTCTGCATTTCTCGAAATATGGACAGGTCAGACAACAGCATCTGCAGTGTTGCTTTCTGGATTGGAATATCCAGTATAATAGCTTTCTCAGTAAGATCATTTCGCGGTCATCTCCTTAAATGCTTTCTCTGCATCTTCGCTTCTGCCGTAGGTAATCAGCTGTACTTTGCCGTCTTTCAGATATTCGATTGTAGTGTTACTTGTCATTCTGGGATAATGGATTTCTTCCCAGTCAGCAGGATCCATGTCTTTGTATCCTGGACATCTGTTGTCAAAGATACATCCGTTGCATCCCTCTTCACTTGTTCTTTGTTTTCTGCAGAACTGAATCTGTGTATTGTATGCTGATAAAACTAACTGTGGTGTTATATCATAGTCTTTTACCATCATTCGCCTCCTGTAATCTCATCTATGCAAGCATTCCAGCCAACCGCAATAATATCTTTTTGTGATTCTACATTGTCGATTGGAACGATATACTCTTTTTTATCCGGCAGTGGCTTCA